ACCAGACTTCAACCGAGTCAGCGCCAAACAGCCACGCTTCGCGGTTGTTGATGTTGATCGCCACCAATCCGTCGGGCGATCCTTCTGCGCTGGCGAAATCCAGCGGGTCTACGCTAGTACCTTCAAGGATAGCGGTGACCCATATGCGCTGACCGCTTGGCTCGTTAAAGACAAAATAGCCGTCCAGATAGCCAACCGTCTTGGCACCGGGAAAGTCAATGTCGGTGATCTGCTGGAATACGTTGGTAACTTCGTTGTAGATGTAGCTGGGGCCGTTGCAAGCAAAGAAAATTTGCGTGCCGTTGTCGGCAATCGACACGGGGCCAGTACCGGATACGTTTCCCAACTTAACCGGCGTGCCGGTGGTAGAGGTCAGTTTGTAGACCTCTGTGCCTGACACAACGTAGAAGTCTGAGCCGTTGGTCTGGTGCGCCCACAAGCCTCGGATTGGGCCTGTGCCAACGGTCTGAAGAAAACGCAGCCCAGGCGCTCGGTTCAAAAACGCGGGCTCTTTGCCGCCTTCTGGGATAACTTCTGGGAACAAGTTGACCATGCGGTTAGCCGCAGCGTTAACGCTGCGGGCCACATAGCTAGAACCCAGAATGGGCGTGTGCATTAATAATTTCCAGAATAGACGTTGAAACGCTGCCTGTTTGCCACAATCGAGTAAGGCATTGACATCACGTCATCAGGGTTGTTAATGCGCTTGAGATTGCGCTTGCTGGTCATTGCAATCCGTTGCACCGTGGGCGATGGCTCAACGCCAAACTCCGGCGCAATCTCGCAGGCCAAGTTGTACTTGAACGCCCGCAGATAGCCGGGTGGCATATAGATTTGTGTTGCCAACGTAGCAGGCTGCGCCAGTTGCTGCACCGAAACAAAGTGCCACTCCAAATCCCGTGTAGGCTTGGGATAGATGGTCATGGTGATGTCGGGGTGCGTCATGTTGACGAAGATCACCTGCGGGTAGGTGCTCGTCACCGTCTTGACAGCAATGCCATTGTACTGCTGCTGATTGATGAACTTGATGCCAAACGACACGTTAGTACCAGGGTCGCGGTAATACGTTGAGTCGTCCAGCAACACGGGCCGCACGCCAACAAAATCACCCGTAGGCCCAAGCGTGCGCTGAATTACGCCAGACGGCCAAGTAAACACTTGGTCAAGCGTGTTGTAGATCATCAGGCGCTCAGTTGACCACGAATCAATCATCTGGTTTAGCGCCGCCAGAGCGTCCTGAGACGCGTCTGGGGAGGTAGTCTCGCCTTCTGCCAGAACACCCAAAAGCCGCAGAGCGGCATTGATCTGATCGCCAGCAGTTGTCATGACTACCCCTCCTTTTTACGCAACGCTAAAGATTAGGTTGTAAACCGGAAACGTCACCGTATTGGCAAGCGTACCAGTTGCGGCTGCGCGGACACGCAAACGATCACCAGCGGCCACAACCAGATTGGCTGCGGTACCGTTGAGCGTCAACGAACGAGCGGCGTTAGCCGTCAGCGCGGTTCCACCAGTAGTCTTGGTCGTATTGGCATCAGTAGCCGCCAACATAACGGTTGAACCAGAACCGTTATTATTTAGATTGGTGATCGAGAACGTGATGTAGTTGGTGTCACTAGCAGCCAACGCATCAGTTCCCGAAAAACGAGCGCCGGTAAGCACGCCAGCCGCGTCAGCAACGATGTACACATCGCTGTTGCCGGTGGTGGCGATAGTCGCCCCTTGCTGCATTTCCGAAAAACCGCTGGCGATATTGGACGCAATCTTTGACGTAGAGTCAATAACAGCGCCCGTAATCGTCGTGCCAGCCACCAATTCGGGGTCGCTAAACGCAACGCCAATTGATTTCGTATTACCCATTTTCTAATCCTTTGAAAAACGGGGGCCGAAACCCCCATTAGGTTAGGCCACTTTGTACACCGTCCAAGCGCCGTCGCCGGTCTTGCGGAACCGGAACATTCCGCTAGAGGTGATGGCAAGTGCCACCGTAGCGTTGCCGCCGTCGGTAAAGCCTGTGCCAGAACCCATAGCCAATGCGCCCGTGCCCGAGCTGGTGCCGATGTTGACCACAAACAGATCAAACGTGCTGCCAACCTTGGCAGAAGACACAACAGCGTCAATCAGCGTAGCCGATGGCAGCGTGTAGGTCTGAGCAGCAGTTGCGCCAGAACCCACAATCAAAATGCCAGAGGTGACTTGCGCCGCCGACAGCGTAGCAGTTGCAGCCGCCGACAAAGGCACGTTTTCGTAACCGAGAATAACTTCGCTCAGATTGCCGCTACCAACTTGGTAACCGCCTGCGCCATTTGGAAAAGCCATGATATTTTCTCCTTAGAAAAAGTTTAACCCCAGACGCGGCAGGCCATCTGTGGACGAATGGTGCTGTAGCCATACAGAACGTCAATACGGCAAGGCATACGGTCGTTGTTGATGTCGTACTGACGAACAACGCGCAGGCTGATACCGTTATGGACGGCGCGGGCAGCCATGTCAACACCTTGCGGCAGCAAGAGGTCAGCGGTGGCAAACGTGATGGCGTCCTTGTGGTAGACCAAGTTTTGAGCGTACTGCGTAGAAGCAGAACCCAAGAACGTAACGGTCTTGCTGTTACCAGGCAGCGTGTTGACGGTAGCCAGAGCGTGATTGGCCGAGTAGATCGCAGCCACGGTCACATCAGCAGCGCCGCCGCCAGTAGCGGTGACGTTAGCCAGAGCAACGAACTGAGCCAGCGAGCCGGTGGTTTCCCGGGTTTGCGGGTTGACAGCGTAGCAGTCAGCAACCGTGAACACATCGCCAGCCAGAATGGTGCCAGAAGCGCCCAGACCGGTCAGGGAGATGGTCGTAGCACCTTCAGTCGTCACGGCAGCCGAGGTGGTGCCGTTGGTACGCGAGCCGGTGGTGTGCTGCTTGATCGACTGCGACATATTGACTTCTTCAAAGCCAAGCACGCCGGTGCCCATCATGCCGTTACGGAACTGCTTAGAAACCGTATCGGTTGGGTTGAACAAGCCCTTCATGCCTTCAACCAGAGCAGCGTTAGCGGCAGGGTTGACGGTGGCGTAACGTGGCGACATGACCGCTGCGTTCTCGTTGAGCTTCTGTTGCGCTTGCAGCAGAACCAGCGAGGTGCCTGGGGTCGTGCCGGGGGTGCCGACGCTGTTGCCGATGGTCTTGTAGGCGTTAGCCACATCAGCGTCAATAGACGATGCCAACTGGCTGATACGAGGCTTCAGCACGCGGTCTGCAAAGTCGTCCAACTGCATGGTCAGCTCGGCGCTGGTGAAGTTCACGCCGATGTGCTTTTGATTGGCAACAGACAGGGTAGTGAACTGCTCGTTGTCGTCCTGAACTTGCAGGGCAGCACCGTCCGTCACCAGAGCGCGGTCAGGCAGGCGGATACGCAGGGTCGAGCCGATCTTTGCACCTTCAACGGCGAACGAGTCGTCGTACTGTCGGTTGCAGTTGCGGGTGATAACTAGGTTATTTTCAAGGATTTCCAAAGCCTTCCTTGTTATCATGTCAATGGTGAGAATTGAGTTAGCCATAATAAATTCCTTTCAAAGTTGAAGAAGTTTGGTGAGGACAAACGCCGCCGTTTTTATGCTTGCCTATTTGACAGTTCATACACAACACTTGGTAGCCCTCTGGAAAGCCCATCTTGCGAAGCCAATTGTAGAAAGCTGACCCTCCACCATTGTATTTGCCTGATTTGCGTTCAGCAGCACCATCGTTGTTTATGTGATCAATTGACAAAAACATTCGCTCAGTTTCATTGCAGCAGTTGCATTTGTAGCCGCCGTAAGCGGTAAACACTTGATCCCTGCACCGATTTTGATTGCGTTTAGTTTTGTCAGATTCAGCAGCGCGTAATGCGGCAACTTCTTCCGGCGTCCCATTTGCAATTTTTCGGTTGCGATGCTCACGTTTGTGCTCACGGTCCTTTTCCCGATTCGCCTCCCGCCAGTCTCGCATACGCTGATTGAACTTTTCCCGGTTTCGTTCTCGGTATCTAGCAGATGCTTCCCTGTTACGTTGCCGCTTCAGTTCATCAAGTGTCAGATGCTGATTGTCACTCTCCATTTGTTTCCCCCAATTTCAGGTAATCATTGTACCTGATTTTAGGAGTGTTAGTAACGGTTGCGCTCAAGTTTCTTCATCTGCCTAGCCCTGTCAGCAATAATCCACTCGCTTGCGCTCATGGTCTTGACTGACCGAGGGTCGGTAGTGTCGTAAACAGGCGCACCAGAAGAACGTGCGGTAC